TTTATGACTTAGCCGTTCATTGAAAAGAGATACTAGCTTTTCATAAGTATAATATGTATTTAAAAAATCGATTATATTCAAGTAGGATTTCTAAGCCCTGGCTCTATTTTGACAGGAAACACGCTTGCCTGGGTAGGCCTGAATAATAAGATACTTGAATTAAAAAAAAGTAGTGACATAGATATCACACAAGGGTACTCACGTAGTACTACAAGTTTAGCATCTAGTACAATTGATGAGAATTCTATATCGGTTATGCTACTTATCATGATGAGTAATAGAGCTGATACATCATTTTTAACTTATAATAAAACCATAATAAAATATGCAAACAAATCATCGATACAAACTTTAACACGATCAACGTCTAGCACACAACAAGTGTATTTAAACATGCTACATGTTTATTTTAATACTAATAACACAATAACTTTTATTAAAGACTCACTTACAGTGGATTATTATTTTTATAAAGCATGATATTTCAAGCTAGCCGTTCTAAGCGCTGGCCAGACCACTTTTGGACTTTCTAAACTCTTTTATGGTGATATAAATAATACAGTTCAAGAGATAGGGTCTGGAGGTGGAAGTATGGTATATGCTGAGTCATTTGAATTAACTCCTACACAGGGTAGTTCGACTAAATCTAAAACTATAACTTTAAGTGATACTGATTATACACATGCAATCGTTTTTATAAATAGTGGTCACACTAAATTATCAAGCAATGGTACTACAACTACTTATGATAGAACTGCATATTTAGTGGCAAACGATAGTAATGAAACAATATTATATTCAGCAACAATTAGTGGAAAAACGGCAAAATTAGCAGTTACCTTTTCTGGTAATATAATATCAATTACGGCCACATATGCACTTGCGAACATAAGTACTTATGCTGTAGCGGCTGGTTCTGGTATAATTTTAGCATATAAATAAAATATACCCCTCCCACATGGGAGGGGTATATACTTTTACTTCTTCGGATTCCACACATACTTTCCTTCACGGACAACTTCATATGTTCCATCTTTCATATTATAGCAATATTTAGTCCAGTGCCAACTTTTGAATGTGGTATGTTTTCCATCCTTTTTGAGTCTGTGTATTGTAAAGTATGGTTTTTCAGTAGTTTTATTATACTGAACTTTAACCCTCAACTTATTTCTATCAATAACAAAGATCCCTTCAGGATGATCTATCGCATATATAATACCTTCCTCTACTTTCCTGACAATCCATTTCATCTGCAATTTCTTAAACAATACTCTTCACCTCACCTATATTGTTTTAAACTGCATATTTTGGAGCTACTTTATTAACGTCATTAAGTTTAGTTCCTTTAGGTACTCGTGTCATATTATAAGCAGTAAGAGCAAAGTCTTTATTTTGCGGTTTAATAAAATTACCATTAACACCAACGTAGTACGCTACAGAGTTTAATCTCTGTGCGCATTCTATGTTTGCTTCTTTTGTGAATACAGGCTTAATACTTACAGTATCCCCATCAAAAACGGTATCATCATATCAATTACACTATGTCACTTGTATAAAAAGATATATTAAACAAATATATAATATCTTTTTATGGAGGTTAAAATCATGAGTAGAAAATATAATATTGCTGGTATTTATATGATTACACAATATTCGACCAATAAAATATATATTGGTGAAACTCAAGATATCCAATCGAGATGGTCAGCATATCGGTCTTTGCATACTAGATATATTCGAGACTTGTATAAGAAACCTTTCGAAAGATACCGAGCAATTGAACAGGAAATCATAAAAAATGGGATCGAAGATTTTAAATTTGATGTAGTTGTTGACCAGTTTGATAACAATGAGCTAATAGATACTAAATACAGGAGAACGCTTGAAGCATACTATATCGATAAATATCATGCTAATGATCCTAAGATAGGATATAATACATATTCTAGAAACTCATATATTATAGACAAAGCATTGCGTCATTCATACGCTGGCCAAAAAACTAAACCTGGAACTAAAATATTAAAATCCGACCCTATTATTGTTTATGATATTGATGATGAATCAACAATGATGTTTTTAGGAAAAAAATCATTTGGTGATCATATAAATAAAGACAAGGGAATTATTGCTAGATGCACCAAAACCGGAAAACGAACAAGTCATTATCTTATTTATGCACTTGATCCAACAAAACGCGCAGAAAACGCAGAACGTGCGGTTAAAGCTAAACTTGTTCCAAACATGTTATCAATGCATGGAACAGATTTGGCCCGACGCTATATAAAGGGATTAGAAGCGGTGAATGATTGGTGCAAACTGTGGGGATATGATACTATTGATACTAAATATTACTACTCATTAATATCAGCTAAAGAGAAATAGTATAATTGATTGATATCGTTCGGATCATATATTCACCTTGAGTTCCGTTACTCTCAAGGGGTTCGCGCTCCGGAATAAAGCTGCCACAATATTCCTACTTGGATAAACCAATGACCTCTACACCCTACTCCTAGACCGTTCCCAGTCTAGTTTCTGGCACGGTATTCCCATTTGACCTTTATAAGGTTTCAGGATCTCTTAGTCATCGCATTCGCCAGTTTAAATAGATAGGTGGAGGTACTTCCTATCCCTGGGTTATTATAGATGATACCGTTAGCAATATTTCTTTGACATCAGTATAATGAAAGGATGGTGAAAACCATGAAATCTGATTGTTCACGACATAATACTCTTATCTATCCTCAATATAACGGATTCAATAACGAAGTCTCTTGTAACTGCCCTTACTACGGGGTTAAGAAGAGTGAATTCGTTCGAATCGCATTAGGAGAACATTTTACAACTTCTATAAATAAAGAAGCAAATGCAACATACACTGACTGGGTTAATAACCTTAACCGTATGGTTATGTGTGGTATGATCAATCGTTGTATGATGCTTGGATTCTTAGAATATAATTTACATAAGCGTAAAATGAATGAGGATGAAGAAGAAGTTACACCTACAACAAAACCTACACAATGTAAACCTTGTTGCGGTGGAGTACATACATACTAATATCAAGAAATATCACACCGCTTGTTAGGCGTTCACGAACTTATTCTTACGTGCTCACGCAACGCAGGACCCCGATGTGTTAAAGTCCCCTCCGCATTGTTCGAGATACGTATTGCTAAATTGCATCGTATCTACGAAAGCATTACTAGGATCTCCTTCGCATATTGGATAAAACTGATATACATCAGTACCAATCGTAGCAGGAGTTGTTTTAATGGTAGAAGCAACAGCAATCTTTGCTGGAAATTGACCATTAAAGTTATCCAATGGATATCGAGTAACAATAATGTGCTTATCCTTAACTGCTCTCATTGTTGCAATGTATAAAATATCTGTAACAGTCGCTGGTCTGGTAACTGTGGTATCACTCTTTCCAAATCGTCCAGTAATGGTCATTGTATGAACCTTACCATCTTTATCGGGTGGAGTTTCTACAAGATCAAATCTGGTGGATGGGGAATTCAGATACCTGGTTATCAGATCAGTGATATGTTTCTCGTCAAAAGTATCAGAGAAAGTAATATACTCAATCTTACCAGTAGAACGAGAAATAACAGGAACCTGTCCAGATTGAATAAAGTTCATATCAAAGAACCTCTTCATTTCATATACAACAAACGGATAGAAACAAGAAATTGCTGCAGACAAAGGAACTAATCCTTCTCCAAGTTTTACTTGTACAGATTTATAGGAATCCTTTCTTTGATTGGATGCGGAGATAACAAGTCTGGCAGAATAGTTTACATTTCTAGCCTGGAAGTATCTACGAAGCATACCAAACTTAGATGGATTACCTTTTATTGTATCTTCCATAAGATGTTTGTAGATCTCAATTAACAGATTCTGTACTCGAGCTTGAGTCAATGCAGTCATATGACCAAACATTTCAGTATACATAGACATCGTCTGTGTATAAGAAATAATAGAAGAATACCAATTGTTTAAAGTATTTGTAGACTTAGAGAAACTCATAGTAGAAGTATTAATGTCTCTGTAAAATGCAGGAATCACTAACCACTTCGTAACAAATAACTGGTCTCTCGGTCTCTCATAGAACTTTTGGATTTCTTTGGTAGTAACAGAATCCTTTTCTTTTACTTTGACCTTACCCCATATCTTATACAGGAATTCAGGTCCAGATTCTCCATTCTCGTCATCTCTGATAAGTTCACCATCTGATGTAAGCTTATAACTACCAATAGCCATAAGTACATCATTCAACTTACGATCGTAAGCTTTCAGCCTCTTAGCAGCAAGTGGATGC